TCTGCATTTTTATATTCCTGTACTGTTATTAAGTCTGCCATAGTTAAAAAGTGGTGGGTTTAAGGTAACCCACCGAAACCATAAGCCTAATATTAAGCTCCTTTGTATGCAAATGCCCACTTAGATGTAGCACCATCGATTAAATCGGTGAAGCCTAGTCTTTGTGAAGCTACTAATACTCTTCTTTGGTTAGCTACTTCGTAGTCTGACTCAATAGTAACACCTCTTAATCTTGGCATTACATAGTTTCTTGGGTAGACTGCAACAGCACCATAGATACCAGCTGCTTTAGAAGCGAACTCGTCACATAATAGTACTCTTGAACCGAATACTTGACCAATTTCGCCACTTAGCTTAGTAGCCATGTCGCCAACTAAGTTAGCATCTTGGAATTCAGCATCTTCTAGTAGGTTATAATACACGTCTTGTGACACGATATAAACTACGTCTGAAGGATTAACACCGTATTTGCCCATATTCTTTCTCATGCCTAATAGGTCAGCTGCAGTAACTGCATCAGTTGCTGCGAAACCAGAAGCACCATCAGAAGTTTCGTGGTTGTCACTATCAGCAGCTGCTAATAGACCTTCGAATGCGCCAGATGTGTAAACACCATTATCGTGGTTACCAGCTAGGATAGCATTTTCGATACCTCTTGCATGTGATCTAACCATTGACTCTCTAATTAAAGGAAGAATTGGTAAGATTGCATCTTCTTCAGTTTCGTTACCTAAGTATGATTGTGAGATTAACTTAACAGTAGAAAGTGTTCTTTCTGTCATGTCAACTCCACCAAATGGTGCACCATAAGTGTCGCCTCTTTGGGCTAAGTTACCATGTGGTGATGAACCAGAAGCTGTTTGTGATGAGGTAAACTCAGCATAGCCTGCATCTGGTAAGATTGGGATAATCATGTTAGCAGAAGTCATTGGGATTTCTCTAAATAGAGGAGCCAAGACTAATTCATTTTGAATATCTCTTTCAATATTGGTTGAAACAACTTGCTCGAAGTCAGCTGAAGATACACCCACACCTGAATGTGCGTTTACTTTCTGCATAACGTCTTTAGCATATTTGTTTTCCCAACCTTTTCCAGTGGCTAGACCAGCGAATTTAGCATCGATGATATCGTTTTCAAATGCTTTTTTCCAGTCGCCTTCGCCTTTTCTGTCTGAGAAAATTCTTTTAGACTCACGAATATTCATGATTTCTTCAGATTTTTCAGCAAGTTGTTTTTCAAGTGACTTAACAACAGACTCTAAATTAGAGTAGTCATCTTTAACTCTTTTCTCAACATCTTGCATTAACTTCTCAGCACCTGAGAGTCCAGCTTGGACTATAGTTTTTTGCTCTTCCTGCTTTGCTTCCTGAACAGCCTTTTCTTCAGCTTCAATTTCAGCTTGTTTTGCAACAGCTTCTTCTTGAGCTTGCTTTTCAGCTGCTTTCTGCTCGGCTTGTTTCATAGCAATTTTAGCAGCAGTTTCTTCTGCTACTGATTTTGCAAATGAAGCTAAGTCGAACTCTGGAGTCACAGGAGTTTTATTTTCTTCTGACATTTTCGTCTCCATTTTTTTGGCTTTCGCCTTACTTGGCTGCTCAACTTTAACAGCGTCTGCCATTTCAGAAGAGTTAGCCTTAATAAACTCGGATTTGAACTTGTTATATTCATCCATGCTATCGAATGATTTTGCAATGGAGAATGTAGCGCCTTGATTACAAGGAACCGAAACAACGCTCACTTCAAAAAGTTCTGCATCCTTGATTCTATATCCGTCGGTTTCAGTCATATAATCTGCGTCCTTGACTCTGAAGCCGACAGAAAATGCTCCAAGGACACCGTCTTTAATTAAATCTTTAATGTGACCAGATGCTTTTGAAATTCTTGCAGATAGTTCTAGACCATCTTTACTAACTTCTACACCTGTTGCTCTACCAATAGGTTGGTTATAATCATGGTTAAAAAGAATAACTGGATTATTTTTAAAATTATCTAATCCACCTTTTGTCCATGCTTCTGCTTCAATAATATCACCAGCTCTATCTAGACCGTTGGTACTAGCTGATCCTTTGATATCTAGTCCACCGTCATCAGTTTCGCCTAGTGACTTAAATGAACTTGTCCAATGAAAAATTTTATTTGACATCTTTCTTCTCCACTTTTGCTTTAGGTGCAGCTTTAGGCTTTGGTGTAGCCTTAACTTCAACTTTAGGAGCAACAACTGGAGTGTTTAATGCTTCAAAATCTATTGGATATCTTTTCATAACAGTAGACAATACTCTTGACCAAGAACCAAAAGCTCTACGAGCCATATAGTCTTTGACAGGAACATCGTTTCCGCATGCTTTGTATTCGGCTAAATCCAAAAGTTTTTTATGTTTTACGAAAAACTCTGAAAGTGCCTTTGCCATCATATCTTTTGTCATATTTAGTTTCCTTCACTGGGAGGAGTTTCTTCTGGTCGTCCTCCGATTGCTGGGTTTGATGCTGATCCTGCAATGTTCGCAGGAACTCTTGGTGTATCAAATCCGTCGATCTTCTCAAGCTGCATAGCCTCCCGTGCTTCATTCGGTGTCATAATCCCATTGTTAACAAGAGTTGCGTAGTATGCTGCCTCGTCTCGAAGTTCGGGTTGTAAGGCAGGAATACCTGCTACATTCTCCTCTAACTTGAAACCGAAGAATCTCTCGAAAGCACACTGCATTTTATTAATAATTGGCAGTATGGTTTCTAAGTAATAAAGTCGATGATTAGGTCGAATATTAGCGTTGTTTCCGCCATCTAACAAAATGGGTGGGATACCCATAGCTTCTAGAATTATTTTCTCATTAATCTTAATAGCTTCCTGAAAATCTAGTTCTTTGAAACTTACGTTTGTTAAGTTCTCGACTTCTAAAC